AAGTGCTGTCGCCGAGACGACTCTTCCAACGTTCAACTGGATCGTTTATCATTTCAATTCCTATGATTACTATGATGTAGAACTACTTAAACTATTGCCTTAAAAAGAGCAGTAAATTTAAGTTTATGCGTAAGAACTAGACAATAAGTTAAATCAAAAAGAAAGAAAAAAGTTGGAAACTATGTAATTCTATTCTTCTAAGTCTTCGTTTTCTGGATCAGTGTCTTCAAACTCATCTTCTTCTTCCTCGATCACTTTTTCACCCCCTTCGTTCATATATTACTCAACGTCTCCGCAACCGAAAGAAAAACTCTACGAACACGAGAAACAATTCTTCCCGTATCAGGTTTAAGAAATTGAAGATAACACACGACTTTAATCTTTCGTGGAACCTTGTTGAAATACGCCCGTTGAAGCCGACACCACGGACACCCAAGATGAGTTCGATTCCAGTTTCCGCCGCAGAGAACGCGGCACGAGGGCGCCCGCCAAAACATCCAAAAGCGGGGCTTCGAAACGTTGAGGCTTTCGGGAAACTCAAACAGTTGCCACATAACATTGTGATCGTCAACGATGACGCGACTATACTTTCCAAGTTCCATAAAAAGATGGGAGTTAGGGGATTCAGTCATAAACTTACTTCCCCTTTGTTTTCGCTTTCTGAAACAAAGCGGCCACACGATTCAGATTGCTCAAAACCAACTGGATCACAAATTGGAACGCCAAGAAAACGTTCCGCCACGGATCAGGCAACAGCGCTATGAAAATTATGCTGCCGCCCAAGTAGTACGTAAACGTCTTCGCAAGCTTCGTCCATTTGTATTCAAGATCGATTATTGTTGCTGCTGATTCTTGCGCTAACCTATTGTCAAGCCAATTCCATGCGTATCCAGTCAAGTTCGCAATCCAAGTCACGAAAACCGCTATTACTCCACCGCTGAAAACAGTTCTCACCGTGATAATCGCATCCGCGATTACACTCGGCAACGTTGAAGTGTCGATGGTTTTGAAGCCTTCGACGGCCAACGTGAAAACGGCTCCAACGAGAAGTAGGGCTACCGTAACCCAAATTGCCGCTTCTTGCAGTTTGTTCATGCTTTCAATCCTTCCAAATATTTGCGACCTTGATCCGTCAACTTATACGGGGACTGTTTGTGTTCCAAATCCTGCTTCACCAAGAAGCCTTTACGTTTCAAGAAAGAGAGCGACTGGTTGAAAGAAACGCCGTTTCCGCCGTTCTGCATCCACACGTTTATGAGTTCCCTATGTCGTTGGGCGCCCTTCTTTTCGATGGCTTCGAGGACGGCCCTAATGCGTTGTTGATGCTTCTCGATCCACATGAGAGAAGACATCTAGTTTTGCACCATCCCAACGCCTATGTGAGCGGATGTGACGGTAACGTTAGTGTTGGCACTAATGCTTAATCGGTAGCGGTGGCACTTCTTTGGAACTCCACTCGTTAAGTAGTAGGTTCCAGCTACGGTTTTCGTTGCAGCAGCCAACTCGATCCATGTGTTGTCCGCCAAACGTAATCCTTGAAGTGCGAGGGTTATCGTCGGCGTCCCACCGACAGTCATAACGTATTTGGCCATCACTGGAAGACGAACACGTTGCCCTTTGTAGAGTTGATGCGCTTGAACCTCAGTCGATTCTCCGGTGCCAGTCTTAGTCGTGAACACTTGTATGCTTCTTATCGTTCTTTTCACTCTCCTTTTTGTTTATCGCCAATAGTGCTTCAGCTTCATTCAAAGCGGCCATCGTTGCCGCCTGATAGTCTTGAAAGGCGGAAGCTAACACTGTGAAGCGTCGCTGCACTTCAACTTTGAACGATTCAAGAACCATTCTAAGCGCCCCCCGCCCCAATGTAGGCGTCGGTTATGTAGCTCGTACCGTCACTCGTCGAAATCTTGAGCCGATAGTACAGCCACCATTCACTCGTTGGTTTCACGATTTTAACTACGGCACCAGTTCCAACACTGATGACTTCCGAAGCAATCGTTATGAACCCTGTCGTCGCCACCATTGAACCTTGAAGTTCCACGGTGATCGTCGCGGCGGCACCAACGCTGATGCCCTTAATGTGGGCGACAACGTATGGATACCATTGCCCGCAGAAAATGGTGCTGTTCCCGTTGCTGATCGGATTGTCGCTTTTAACTACTTGTTCAGGTTTTATCACTCTGTTTCCCCCTTAGAGGGTTTTTGGATCACGTTTACCCAACTTAAAAGATGGGTTAAGGATGTGAGCGCTCCCATAACGGTGATCCGCCGCTATGCGAGGGCGTCTATGACGCCGCAGAATTCAGGCGCCCGATTTATCGTTCGACCATACCACTTGATCGCAAAGTTTTGTTCGTCTTTGATCTTACCGTAAAGTTCAGTTGTCACATCCGTCAGGATGGCGTTGTAAGCGTAACGTCTATCCACGAACAGGATTTTCTTCACGTTCGCTCCAGTCGGCATCTTGCGACTCTTCAAGAACGGAATTCCTTGAACCGAAAACGTCTTGAGTCCCCACGGCAAATCATAGTTCTCAACGTTCACGTAGCCTAAGTATTCGCTGACGAGGTTCTTCACATAGTCGTAGTTCGTCGGATCAGTCACAGCGAAACCGTATGATTCCAAGTCTCCACCCGCTGTCCACACTGTTCGAATGACTTCTTGGATTTCAGCAAGCGTCGGAGCAGCAGAACCACCCGCCACTCTGTTCGTAGTGCCTTGAGTCGTCAACAATCCAGCGTTGTAAATAGTGCTTCCCGCACCGTTCAAGCATCCATCTTCGAGGCCGTCCGTCAGGAGTCCGGTTAACCGTTCCCGATGAGCCTCTTCAAGCATATCCTTGAATCCTTCAGCGGCAGCACGTTGAAAACCAGTTACGCCACCCCAAGTCTCAGCGATAACTTTTTGGCCGTTAACGCGAGCCACAGTAGGCGCCACGGGATCAACAGCTTCCGTCTCAGTCTTCCAGTATCCAGTGCCGGATGGTGAACCTAAAGCGGTGATCCTAGTGTAGCTTTCCATCGCACCCAACGAAGCCTTACGGGGCAACGCTGCGTAGAGGGGAGCATCAGTCGGAACAGCGTATGTAAACGTCGGATCAAGGAAGGTGGGTAGTATAGTCGGAACCGTCTGCGAGGATGAAGCGTAAGCCCAAATCGCCCTTTCAACGGCACGATTATTCTTGAGCCAGCCGTTCGGCGTATAGTCGATGCCAACCCACGGATCATAATAGGTTTTACCGTTGAACCGTTTTATGAAAGGATCGGGTTCACTCTTCCACGGGTCGTCAGGATCAACCAGAAGCTTCGAGTAGTCCAGTTGAATACGTCGCGGTTTGAACTCTTCCTCTAGTCCGAAGCCTCTCATTGCGGAGTCCCCTTCCTAGCGGCTTCAACCATCGCTATGAATCCCATCCCCCTGTTAACTGATTCGTTTTCGGCCAACGTTGCGGGACTATGGAGATCAGGCGAATTTTCTATGGCCGCAACTCTTTCATTGAGCGCGCCCAACGATTGCCCCAAAGTTTTCTCAACCGTCTCAGTGACGGTATTCACGAGAGTTTCACGCTGCTTCTCATAAACAGCGATCTTTAGAGACAACGCTTTAGTGTCCTCGCCGACGGTTTTCATCTGTTTCTCGATTCCCTTCAGCTTCACGATTCTTTGATCCATTTCAGACAACTTCGTGTTCACGCCTTCAAAAGTGTGATCGACACGACTTTTTTCTGGCGTCTGCTCCGCAAGTTTTCGTTCCACAAAAAGCTGAAGCCGTTGCTCCATCTCTTTAATAGAAGTGTCAAAACCCGTAGCAGAATTCTTCGCATTGAACGTTCGAGTTATGTTGTCAGTAATTCGTTTCTCTGCTTCAAGTAGTTGTTTGTCGAACTCTTCTTTAGTGTATGTTTTTCCTTTTTCTGTTTCACTCATTGTCATTTTCCCCCTTATGACCGTGATACTGGCGTTAGGTTGCGAGGGAACGTCCACGACGGAAATCTCGTAAACACGTCCCTTCTCGTAAACTTGGCCTGTTTTGCCGCCCACTTCCTTTTGAACGGGTGGCGCGGTCGGAAACATTCCCCACGAGAAACCCCATCCGCCACTTCGTATGAGACTGAATTCTTTCTCAAAATTAGCGCCAATCTCGGCAACAACAAAAAATCCGTTATCATCAAGTTGCGTGTGAAACCCTTCGATTATTTCATCGAAAACTATGCGACCGAAAGGTTCGTGATGCATATAGCGCACAGCGGGATACTTGCGAAGGAGAGGAATAGAACCTTCGACAAGTTCCCGCGACAACGCAGTTCCAAAACTATCAAGTTCGTTCAAAAGAACGCCGTAACCCACGATGATATGACGAATGGTGCCATCGGCACTTTTCACGTCAAAAGCGCGGGTAATCGGAGTAGTTACGACTACTCGATCCTTTCTACAATCTTGACAAAAAGTTGGATTCGTACAATCTCCACATAATTCAGGCACTTTAACACCATCCTCATAATCATAGTATTCTAATATTTAAACATTACTTTTTATGTAGTTCCGAAATCCTTAAATACTAATACTATGATTATTATGGCTAGGAGAAAAAACTTATCACCAAATTAAAAATAATGAAAGTCAACGTATGCATCAGCGTACCCACATCTGTTTTAACCACGATCGAAAAACAATTCGAATCAAAAACACGAAGCGGAAAATTCGTCGAATGTCTCCTTTTAGGCATCAATTCAAAACAGGAGAAATCCTAAATGAAAATCAAGGGATATGAACTACGAACTCCATTCTTCAAAGAACCGTTAAAACAACGATTACTTGGATACAATGCGGAAAACGACGACCCCGAAATGAAAGTGCAAATGCCCTACTGGATGATGAACCCACCACACGGTTCCGTTCGAAGAATGCGAAACGGAGAAATCTTCAACGCCGCCGAAATGCGATTACTCGGAAGCAGCGCCATTGTATGGCAATGTAAACAACGCATCGCCAACGCCGTTGCCTCATGTGAATGGAACCTTTTACCCGTCGATCCAAAAACGGTTGAAACTGCAAAGATCACAGAGATCGCCCAACTTTTAAGGAACCCGAACACAAACAAAGAATCGTTCATGCAACTACTTACGGCGACAGTGATGGACATCCTCGACCTCGACGCTGGCGCCATCGTCAAAGTTTTCGGCAAATACGTGAAGAACAAAGTTGTCCAACTCTACAGCCGCGACGGAAGCACATTCACGAAGGAACCCGACAAATACGGCCGAGTTTTAGGATACTGGCAATACTTCTACAGCGGAATCGTTGACCCCATCCGACTTGAACCGCGAGAACTCATATACATTTCCGCGAACCCACGAAGCGACAGCAACTACGGCGAAAGCCCCGTTGAATCGATCCGCCTCATCTGCCGCAACATGATAAAAGGAATTGAAGCACAAGAACTCATCTTCCGAAAGGGCGGCATTCCATCGGGTATCATGGGATTCGAAGGAATGAACAACCAAGATTTTGACTCATTCAAAGCATATTGGGCGAACACACAGAAAAACAAACTCTACAAACAAGCAATGATAAACACGAAGACAACGTGGGTTCCATTTATTACGAGTTTCCGCGACCTCGAATTTCTCGACAGCCAAAAATGGTTTACGGAACTCGTGTATCGCACGTTCAACGTGCCACACGGCGGAATCGGAACGGGCGCTAAGGACACTAAGGGATCAGTGATGGAAGAAGACACCAAGTTTATGCGGGAAACGGTGCGGCCGAAGTTGCTCCTAATCGAAGAAGCAATCAACCAACAACTCATCCCTGAATTCTTCGGCGCCAACGAAAAACCAACGGTTTACTTCCACTTCGATATCATCGACAAACTCGCGGAACTGGGGGAACTGGAAACTTGGCAGAAGAAATTCGAATGGGGAACGGCGACAGTCAACGAGTACCGAAAATCGAAGGCATTGCCGGAACTCTCATGGGGCAACATGAACCCTTCAATGTCGAAGGCGATCCAACAAGTGTGCCAATCATGGTTCTACGGCGCATTCGGAACCAAAGAATTGAGCGACATCCTCGGAATGAAAATCGACGAGAATGCGGTGCGTAAACTGTTAACGAAGGTGCCACCAAAAGATGAGACGCAACCCGAATGAGTTATACATCGCAGCGCTCGATTGCATCCGAACGCATCCCACCATAATCCAAACACATATCATGCAAAAAACAGGCATCAACGTTACCCAACTAATGCGGCTACTAAAAGAATTGATTGCACGAAAATTCGTTGAAGAAACCACAGAACCGCCAAAAAAACACGGTTCACATTATAGAGTTTCAAAAAGAAAAAGATATCACATAACCGACAACGGAAAACTCGTCGTGAAACTATATGAACAGTGGGTGCGGGCGTTAAGCGGCAACGTCGAAGCCTCAGTTGATTCGAAACCTTCTCCTTTCTCCTCGAATTGTGAAAGAGTGGTGAACTCACCGCTCAGAGGCGATTAAGTTGCCGCTTCGAACCCGCAAACCAACGGAGCCGAAAGTTGGATACGACGAACTCGAAGTCGTCCTCAAAGAAGGACACGGCAGCCTCGTGAATGCGGATATGGTGGACAGCAAACATGCTTCCGAATTCAGCATCTCAGAGATCGAACAAGTCGTAACGTTACCATCAGTCACAATGGGAAAAATCGTTCTCTTCCTCACTGATGGACACATATACATTGGAACGGAGGTGATTTGATGACAGTAACATGGAAAAAACTCGCCTATCTCGACGAAGTAGCAACACTCAGCGATGAGGTTCCACACGACGTCGGAACAACGGCCGCTCAAGGAGTAGCAACCGACGCCGCCAGACACGACCACGTTCACAGACTCGCAAACGGAGCGGTAGACGTAGCAGCGGTTTTAGCATCAAATGTTGTGGAAACAGCAAAGATAAACGCGGATGCGGTGGACGCCACAAAAATCGCTGACGACGCAGTAGGAAGCGAACACATCGAACCTCTCTCAGCCAAACTAGAAGTCAACGGTCAACAACTAGAAAATGCTGTACTAGAAAATAATGCAACTGATCCTGCAACACCCGTCCTCGGAAAAATCTACTTCAAAACAGGCGACCTGCACCCATACGTGTGTACGGTAATCGCATAATTTTCCCCTCTTTTTTTTGGGAAAACATGTAATGAGGTAAAACAATGTCAGAAAAAAATCAGAAAATTGCGCTCATCTACAATCAAATAGTTGACATCATGGCGAAAGAAAAAGCACACATCGATGAAATAATAATCGCTTTAGAAATCGCTTTGCACGAAGCGTTAGACGCAAAAGTGAAAATGGTGCAACAAGAACGTGAGGTTAAACTCACATGACTGTAACGTGGAAAAAATTGATAGTCAGCGGCGACACCATAACGATCACTAGAACCTTAACATTCTCAGTTGTTGGAACATTGGCTGTTTTGGCGTCTGCGGCTCCGGCGCTTCTTGTGGATGGAACGTTAACAATCGTGAAGGTCAAAATCGTTGTGAAGACTAAGCCGACAGGAGCCGGAAGCGCTGTCACAGTGGATGTGAATAAGAATGGTACTACAATCTTCACAACTCAAGGTGGACGGCCAAGCATCACAGTGGCGGGAGGATTTGCTATTGACGATAGTTCAACGCCCGACATTACTGGACTCATAGAGGATGATATAGTGACAATCGATGTGGACGCTATTGGTGGAACAGTTGCGGGAGCAGATTTGACGGTTGAAGTAGTCTGTACTCAAGCGGTGACATTTGCTTGAATCTTCTAGCACTAAACTTATTGCTCGGCGTTCATCTTCCATCAACAATTTGGATTAACAAGCGAAGAGGATTGCATATTCATCCTCCGTCGTTGGTTTCAACGTCTATTAATGCTCATGGTCACAAAGTTGAAGTTTTGGAGCATCATAGCCACAATCATACGAATGCAACGGTCACAAGTTCCACGACAACTCACTCTCACACCATTACCTCTAGCAATACGGCTTGTGGATATACTTCCGCGCCCGCTCACAATCATCTTGTCACACTCAGCTTAGGCGGAAGCCATAGTCACGCAAACTGCGTCTTAGCTTTTGGTTCTGCTAATCTTGGAAGCCCGAATTGGTGGGTTCACGTTCACGCCATAACGCTTTCTAGCATGGATAATGGGGGAGCCGCTCACACAGACCACACTTCAACAACACCCACAGACGCAAAAGATTGCTCTAGATGCTCTGACTTAGACACTCACACTCATCCAGTTTCAGGGGGAACCGTGGATTCTCAGGGAGCCGCTCATGCTCACACTATTTCAGCCGCGAACACTGGCAATGGTGATAGTGGAGCTACGCCGGATGTTCACACTCACACGTTTTCATTTACGTCAAACTCTGGAGACCAACATTATCACACTCCTAGCAGCATCATTGTAAGTGATGCTAAGTGCGCTCGAAACAAAAGCCACGGACACACCGCAGCAGTTGTTTCAAGCGCCGTGGCCCACACTCATACGCTTTCTGGAACCTCTGGGTCAGGTGGAGAGGCTGCTCCTTCTGCTAGGAATCCGAATAGCGTTCAAATCATGGCTCATCGGAGGGAGCCGAAGCTTGAGCCGCGTAGAATGCCACGATGTCAGCCTCGAAATCTAAACATTCCACAATTTGTACGGAGATTTTAAACATGGGTTTCGACAGAAAAAGTTTTGATCCTAAAAGCTTTGAAACCGCCCCAATTGGAAAAGGAGCAAAGCAGAAAACGCTCAAAACGTTCAACACCGTCGAAGAACTACTCAACTATATTCGAAACAATATTCCTGCAACCGCCTTCAAACTGGAACTCACACTAGAATATAGAACGCCGATCACGAGGGCGTTAACAAACGAACAGTTCAAACGTCCTTCTATTGAACCATCAACCGACCCCGACCCAACAAGAACTTTAGTTCACTGGAACGAACTCAGCAACCGAGTAGAAGAACGAGCGACCGTACTGGCGTTAAATCCGCCGACAACAGAAACAGAGTTGCGGCTACAACTGATACTCATGCAAGAAGACATCATGTTGCTGTTCGAACAATCGTTGTACTTCTTCATGGTTAAAGGAGACTTCTACGCGACAGAAGAAATGAACCGACTGTCACCAAGCTTCCATTTCGCAACAGAGTGGACGCCCAACAACGAAGAGTTATACATTGAAATGTATAACGGCGTCAAGGGATATGTGTCAAAATGGAGCGACGCGATTCTCAAAGACGCAGTTCGAGCCATCAAAGAAAACATCGGCGGCAGCAGCCAACAAATCGGAGCAGCCGTCGCCGAAGTCCTCAACGCAAAAACAAACCGCGGCGTACTCATCGCGCGAACGGAAACTATGAGAGCGTTCAATCGGACGGCTCAACGCCGCTATGAAAACGCGGGATTCGACATGACGTGGATCACGGCACACGACTTCAAAGTATGCGACGAATGCGAACCAAAACATCGGCAACCCGTCGAGGAAGTGGGAGTGCCGCCGGAGCATCCAGAGTGCCGATGCACAATAGTTCCGAGGCTAAAAACATGAGAAACGAACGTTTAAAAATACAAAAAATCTTCATTCCACAAACTTTCTTAACAGACATCATCGACGCATTGTCGCCAAATCCAAAATTTAAACTCGAAATAATGAACCCTCTTCCAAAAGACGCCAGAATCATCGCCATATATTCCGACCCCATCGGCATTACGTTAATCGTTGAAAGCGACTCATTCAAAGAAGTGTGTAAAAGTGAAGAAATTCCACCATACTATTTTACACTAACAAAATCACCGGTGAACCAAAATGTTTGAAAAACTCAAAAAATTCTTCAAATGGCTATTTGAATCTGAAAACATAGTCATTGCAAAACCCGCCGGAATCGAACCGCCGACACCGCAACCAAAAAAGTATGATGAAGAGAAACCCTTCTTCCATCCAAACAATCAACAAGCTTTCGACCGAGGCGTTGAAAAAACTATACATCAACTTAGACAAAATAGAATCCGTGAACAAAACCTTAAACGTCAAAAAGCAACAATGGGTTCCAATTTAAATTCTAAGCTTTTTAAACCACGAAGCGGCCACGAAAAACGAAACTTTGACATCCGAAAAAAACCAGAGGATGATTAGAATGCCCGCATATCCATGTCCCATCTGTCAAGGAAAGAAGACTGTCGTTGTTACTCAAATGTTGCTGGATGGAACTCAACTCGCTGGAACGGTGCCTTGCCCCAACTGTAAAGGAAGAGGATGGATTTGAATTCAAACGCAACTGATATGGAATAACGAGTAAAAATCATTCTATCGGCGGCCACGATACTTGCCGAAGAAGCATTATGGACAATGAATATTCCTCAACCTAAACGAAAAAAGAAACACATCGACAAAGTTCTCAAGAAGATGGGGCGATAAAATGAGACATCCACCTATAATGGTAATCTCAAAAGAAAATGAACAATGTAAAAACAAAATCTATTATGAATGCTCCAAATGCCACGCGAAACTTCCACCACATATAACGATCATGTCCATCGGATCAGTCGGACAACTTCTGAAAATCAATAAAGTCCCGAATCCATGTCCACGATGCGGCGGCGGAACACAAAGAAAGGTTTTAAAGAACCCTTCACTTTAACTCATCTCTCTCTCCCTTCACCGCAACGATTAAAAGGTTCCGTTCATAGTAGTATTTTGAGGATGGGAGAACAAAAATGTTATGTTTGAAAATAAATAAATCGGTGCCTTATATCATCTGCGAAGAATGTAAAGAGATAGTGTGTCTCGGATGTTCAACGACAATACCTAAACATTGCCCTAAATGCGGACACTAAGAAAAACGGCCTTTAACGTTCCAGTCATCGAGTTCTTTCTTTAGCTTCTTCAAATCATCAACGCTCGAAACCTTCGACCGCCGAGTGATAAGCGCCAACCCCCAATTAGAATCAAAACGATGCTTACATGAAGGACACTCCTTCGGATGGGAAACGCGCGACTTCCAACGATAACGACACGTCGCAACAGGACACTCACACACGATTACTTCCATACACATTCACCCCCTTTTGTTAGTATTAATCTTAATAGTATTAAAATGTTACTCTTAAATTCGTATAGAACCCAACAATAGAATAATAATCATAATCCGAAAAAGCGCCGAGGGATATGAAGTGATTTTTGTTATCAAAACTCGCTTCTTTTTTGATTCGGAGAACTTGGTAACGTCCTTTTCGGTGAAACACCATGAAAAACGAAATGTTTTTAAAGCAGTTTTAATACTATGAATACTATGTTAATCAAAAACGCGCAAATCGGAAACGAAATCTTAGAAATTCACACAGACGAAGACCCTATCGATCCACGAGGCGACGACAACTTAGGCATAATTGTATGTTGGCACAAACGTTATGTTCTCGGCGACAAACATGAGTTTCAAACACCTTCAGATTTTGAGTTGTGGCTAAAAGAAAACAAGGCCGTCGTACTACCGATCTACATGTACGATCACAGCGGAATCTCGTTAAGTACCAACAACGGATACCCGTTCAACGACAGATGGGATGCCGGACAAGTAGGATTCATTTACGTGACTTATGAAACGCTAAAAGATGAATACAGCGTCAAACGTGTGACGGGAAAACTGGTATCAAAAGCTAGAACCATGCTTGAAAACGAGATCAGCACGTACAATCAATTCTTAAGCGGCGAAGTTTACGGATTCAATCTCTACACAACAGAAAACTGCAAATGTTGTGGCCACGAAATAAAAACAGACAAAGATTCTTGTTGGGGATTCTACTCAATCGACGACATCTTAAACGAACTGGACGAGAAATGGAAAAAGGTTGAATGGAAGGAACCGTAATGAAAAAATTCAATGTCCCACAAGCACAGTTAGGAAGTATCTCTACCTTATGCGAATACCTGAACCGCGACGGAAAAATGAACTCTTGCACAATTAACCCAAACGAATGTGTTTTAGGAAACAAAGGAAACGTGTCAAAAGACGGAAACTCTTTTTCACCGCTCGAACAACCAAGCATAGAAACAACATTGAAAAACTGTCCTAAACTCAAACTAGAAGTGAAACGACAATGAACTACAAAATAAACGCAATAGTAACAAGTTGTAAAGATATTGAAAAGCTAGTCTTAGAACACTTCAATGTCGGCGAAGTTTTCTATCTTTACCAATTAGCCTATAAAAAGGCTTATGGCAAATTCCCAAAGGTGAAGCTGCTCGAATGATACCATTCGACGCTGAAGAAGCCCTCAAAAGCGGCATATACGTTTCCGGCACCACTGGAAGCGGCAAAAGCGACGTAGCAATGAAGATCGCTGAACAGCTTATGGCTTTAAACGTGATCGTCGTCGTTTTTGATCCGTCTCAAGACTGGATCGAACGAAGCGCCCTCAAACATATGTTGCAACCACGAATGAATGATCTGTACGTGTGGGAAGGATACGTACCACAAAAAAGCATCATTTTTGATATGAGTCAACTAGTAGAAGTAGAGAAGGAAGGATTCATAGAAGACTTTTGCAAAGCATTGATGCTACAACAATCTTCAACACCGAAAACGGACAGAAAACAATATTTTCTCATGTTCGAAGAAGCACACACGTACTTCCCGCAAGGATGCATGAGCGCGCGACGGCACCGCAACAGCACGTACATGATGACTCAAGGCCGCAACTACGGCGTCCGGTTCGGATGCATCACACAGTTTGCGGCACTGTTGGATAAGAAGGCCATGCGCTATATGAAGCAACGATATTTCGGATACACGGATGAACCTAATGATGTTAACTACATCCGGCAATTCTTTAAACGGGAAGAACGGCACTGGATTGAAGAGACGCTGCCGACGCTGAAAGCTGGAACATTCATTTATAAAAACGGTGCCATCCACCAAGTTTTCTACTCAAATGAATTTCACAGCGACACCACGCCGCAACTCGTGACGCCACCGCAGCAACCAGTCAAACAGAACGTGGCAATGATGCACAGCGACGCGGCCGAAATAATGAGAATCTTAATGTTCGTAGGATTGTTTGTAGTCGTTATGTTGATTATTGGAAACATGCGCTAGGGATATAGAGAACTTTTAAGGCTTAAATCTTCCTTCGTTTTCTATTCGGAGAACTTAGCGAATTCCATTTCACGTTTACGCCTCATTATGGAACGTAACACCACAAAACTTATAAGCACAACCTCATAATAATACTCATAATCATAAATGGAGAAAAACACAATGAAACCAGAAACAAACATAAAATGCGACCGTTGCGGCCACATGTGGTTCACTGAATCAAAGCTGTTAACCGTCTCATGTCCAAGTTGCCGAAAAATCATACCAAACACAACGATAAAGAAGGAATAAAAATGGATCAAGAAACCATAATGATTGAAGCAATAGAACTGAACGTGCGAACCCTCATAAAATCGCACCCACGAGCGGCGAACTTTATCAAGACGCTGCAAAACGAGGCCATAGATCAAGCGTTTCAAGAAATACGTGAAGACATAACCGACATTTTAAAACGATTAACAGACTTGGAAGGTGATAAACCGTGATAGAAAAACAACTATTCAACGTCGAAATAATACAACATGGACATGAAAACAAACAACTATCATTTGAAGAAATTGAGCAACTACACGAAGACGACTGGAATATTGCCGTACAAATCAGTAACACATTACAGCAACTTCAAACGATAACACAAGAAAACTTGAACGCAGCAACGCGGATCGTAGCATTCAAACCCATCAGAGGCGGATAATCGTTATGAATCAATCAAGCTGGATCGCCAAAACGATAACAAACAAACGCGGATACAGTCTCAATCATTGGCGCTCAAAATACGACACAGAAAAAGAAGCGTTCTCATTCGAACATTACGGCACTACAATACTAAGCATCTCATTCTCTCAACGTTTCAAAAATGGAGAATACGCGACGCTCGGTGGTGGATGGAGCAGCAGCGACACACAAATAATATATGAAGTCATACGACACTTAAACGACACATTGCACACAGAATATGAATACATCTTATACACAGACCGAAACGAAAAACAGCAACAGAAACGACGAAACGAGCAATACACGATCATAAGCACAGACAATAACCACGTTTTAGCAATACCAAAACCGAAGAAACAAGCGACACTGTATTCATTTGAACCATATCTCACACTTGCGGATTCATTGAATGAAGAGTTAAATATCGTCGTTAAAGCGTTCACAGACGGAATACAAGAAGACCTGAAAACACAACTTGAATATCTGAAAACATTCACGAATGCGAACTTAGAAATAGATCAAAACGGCATCACGATAAACAACATTTTCATAAACTGGCAAGGCGACGTTTACGACACGCAGCACAACGAAAAAATATGCGTACAAGTGTCACCTTACGACACAGCGACGGAAAACCGGACGCTCACAAAAACAGATATATGCATAACAAAAGCACTCGGTCTACTTAAGAAGCCGGAAACATTGAAGGAAGGAATACGACATAAGATTGACAAAATAAATAAACCGTCTCTAGCTGAAACAATGATAAACGACAATACATTTACGTCAAAACGAGACTCTATCAATCAAAAACTTGAGGTGCTACAGGAAACACGAATATACGAATCATTCAAAAAACGTATCCGTTACGGTCTAGCTTGGTATGTTCATAATGGACGCTGGCGCGAAAATGCGTATAGCCATATCAAACACAATGAAGTGTTTAAAACCATTCAAACCGTCTTTTTTATAGACGCAACAACTATAAGATTAAAGTTGAAAAAGGAAGATTGAACCACAATGGACGAAAAATATAACGGATGGACGAACTATGAGACTTGGCTTATGAACCTAAATATCACGAACGACGAAGGCATTTACAATGAAGTTATGGAAATAGCTAAACACGCACCAGAACATTCAGACGCTTACGATTTAGGCGAACAATTAAAAACGTTTGTGGAAGAAACATTCTATAAAGAAGAATGCGAAGTTTACAAAATATGCGACGTTTGGACAGAACGAGACTTTCAACAAATCAACTGGCAAGAAATCGCTGAATCTCTACAGAACGAATAAACACCCTTCTTTTTTTTTGTTTTAGGCGCTAGGGATATAGCTTAAAGGTTTTCAGATATAACGTTTTCGACACGTTTCGAGATGCGGCGAGCGTACAACGTAGCGTTGAACTTTTGTTTTGATTCATTTCGAAACCCATAATGAATTAAAATGCACAAGTTTTTAATAAGGATGTGGTGGTGGTGGTGTCTCGTACGACATTTTTGAAGTTACGAGTTATTAATACTACTATTACTATTACTACTACGTGATCTAAAATGCAAAACCAAAAAATAGAACAAAACTTACAGGCGAAATGCCCATCATGTAAACATGATGCCATATGTCACCTAAACAACAACAGAGAACACATTAAGCGTCCACTGGATGAATTAAGCTGCATGGGCTTCGCTTGTTCAGAAACCCCTAACCATTTTGAAGATTTTGATCTTGAAAAGTGGCTAGATCAATTTGAGCTTTACAAAAAAATTGAAAAGGAAGAAGACAAGACCCACATACGAGCAACCATAAGAGGAATGATGGTCTGGTACGACACGGGAATCGTAACTTTTGGACATTTCGTCACGTATATGCTCAAAAACAACTTTGTCGAAGCAGTATGTCACGCGGACAAAGTGAACCGCAATTGCTTAGAACTATACGCTAAATTCCTCTGGAACATAATGCCAATAAACTACAATCTAAAAGCTGTTAATCTCTAAAAGGTGTTTAAAATGAAACCACAACACAACACGATATGCACGAGTTGCGGGTACTCGTGGAACACGAACAGCAAATTAAAAGCGGTTACGTGCCCGAACGACCAAAAGAAAACCGTTAACGTGGCCGCGCTCACGAGAGATCAAAAGCTAGAGCATTATGTGAACCTGAAGAGATCACACGATAACGGAAACCAAAACCTGCACACAAGCGAACTTAGCACGCTCACGAACGAGCAACTAGAGTTTAAACTGATCGAACAGCTTAGACTCAGTTACATGAAAACAAATAAGGTTTCAATAATGGCATTTTAGGATGTGTGAATATGAAAAACCAAAATGTCCGATTTGTGGAGCATACTTAAAACCAATACCGCAAACAGAAGGCAGCCAAACATACGGTGTGTCAAAAACGGATTATGAATGCACCAGATGCAAAAACCGTAACCAATAATCTTCCTCTTTTTGTTGTTTCAACATAACGAACGCGCTCTTTTTCTCAGGTTAAGCTACACTATTTAGGTTTAAAGTTGCTGTTCATATTCATAGTATTAAATCTATTCGGTGGCACTGGTGATAGTAGTAATACGCATTGCACTAGCGTTCACCAGATAGCGACATGCACACACATGCATATCGAACGCTCACGAACGCGCGTACACGATTAATATAACTTCACACGTACGTACGTACGAACGTTCTAACGTACGTACTATATATATATAGATGTTAGCCCTCTAGTGCAATTTATAATCGAGTTTTTTCAATCATAAAGTAAAAGTTTATTGACTAAAATGAATGGACAATAACCGCATCACTGGCCACGCGCCTAAGTTCTCCAACATCAACAACCAAACGAACACCGTAATAAGAGCATTAGTTAAATGAAGCCCATATCAAGACGCAAATACCCCCCGCACCTCTAAAAATCCCCGAAAGGTACCGATTAAGCACCCCAATTACGTAGTCCTAGTACTAGCTGTAGTTTCATGTGGGATTCTTCTTTTCAACGGACACGCCGCCCCCTCAGAAGACGTCATATCAACTCTGGCTTTATTGTCGCCGTAAAGTTTCTGCCCCACGAACCGATGTTGCCTCATGGGATATTGATGAACGATCTTGCCATGCTTACTATAATATCTGGCATGTTCTTCACAGAGAAATTTGGTTTTTCCTTTACACCGTTTATCGTTTAAGTTCAAAAATTTGTCATCTTTCAAAATAGGAATAAAACAACATATGCACCGAGGAATCTGTTTCGAATTGGATTTGTACGTTTGAAATTGTTGAATAGTCATAACTTCAAACGTTACGTTTTTTCCTCTCATAATTTAATCAACACTTTTAACAGCAAAGAGACCATCGGTGTCCACTTCTATTATCTTGTAGCCTTGCATTTTTAATTCTTCTATCTTTTTATGGATATGGTATCGAGCAAGCGCCGTAATCAGGATCGCACACAACACGTTACCATAGAGTGCATATCCAGTTCCATGATAACCATAAATTGTATTCTGGATTACCTTGAGGGCGTACTGTCGGCTCTGAAGCCTCTCATCATGGGTGGCTTTATATTCCGACTTCAAACGCCCGCGTTCGTCCCGAACCCAACTAAGTTTCTGTCTGGTAACGCTGTCAGTTTTAGTTTCAACCCTACAAACAATCTGTCGCCCCGCAGTTCCTTTCGGAACATCCGGCACTTCAATAATCATCCAATGTTCGTGATCCTCAAAATGATACTCGCCCGTATATGGTTTGATCTCAACGAGGGAAACGGTTTCAGGACTCAAATTGTACTGAAGCATTATCGAAGGATAGAAACTCACAAAGTCGATGTGTTCAAGATTATTGAACACTCCCGTCTCAAGGCACTCGACATAAGCGCCCTGATATGGTTTGCCCCGAACGTTGAAAAACTGTTTGAACCGATCCTTATTGTAGCCGTCACTGATGATTCCCAACTTTGAAAACTCGGCACCGAAAAACCAGTTGTCAACGTGGCTCGGCGACCGATCTACCACCAGATTCAGCGGCACCTTCAAGTATTCGCAGAGGCCGTACATGTTCGCAAGATACAACTGCGCGAGTCCGAACGTGCATCGGGCGTCGTCCAAGTTGGTTTCACAGATTCGGTCGTCAGGAATGTTTGCATGGTTCACGTCGTCAATCGGTTTCACGCCCGCACGTTTGCACTTGAGATAATACTCCCAATCGCAGATGGCGCCCCAAGTTGCCTCAGTCAACAAGGGAGCAAAATCGAAATGGTAGGCAACCTCGTTTAAGCCTTTACCTTTGAGATCGAAAAGCGTCTGATCCGCCAGAACCTCGTTAAACGTATCTAAATGGACGCGCCCCGCGACGCGCACCAAATGAACTTCACGCTGGCGCCCTTGACGCTCAAACATTCTGTCCAGAATATACGGGCGACCGCCATTTCGCCCAAGATGGGGAACAATGCACAACGAGTCACACCGACTCATCAGGACGCGAACATCGTAGTCGCCGTCGTTGAACCCCGACCACACGTCCGGATCAAACCAGTTGAAGAAGCGGATAAAACTATTGATTACCGATATTTCATCATGCTCCCCGTCAACGCTCCAACAAACTCCGAATTCAACTCCGTCGCCCGAAAGCTGCACCGCCGCATCCTCTTCGCGCAAACGCGCCACATCGATGCCCTCGGTCAGCCCCCACACGGCCACGCTTCGGATCGTGTCCGCCCGCCAATTTGGCGACGCGGGGGAATCAGTATAAGTCTCGATGTCCCACGATAGCACCCGCGGAACCTTACGGCTTCCTTGAGAAGTGTCGAGGCCGAAGTCGCAGATCACCACGTCGATGAAGCGGCGCCACGCTTCCCACGAGTCGTCGCCCGCGTAGTGCTTCAAAGTCTGCATGTTAGGAAACTCTACCTTTGTAACCGTCCGTTCAACCGACGGCTTCGACAGCAATCGGCGACGAACAGCGACACCCGTAGCGTAGTCGCCGTCAGTGAAGAAACGTGGACGACACGGTGGATCGACGCACCGACGGTCGCCGCCCAAAAACCACAGCGACAGGAGAGTGCCACGTTCACTGTCGTCGAAGGCTTCGGCTATGAGAAGCATTTATACGCCACGCTCCTTACAAGAACGAGTGAACGTACACGTTCCATTTTCAAGTCTATAACTACACCTACCAACATACACGCACTTGTTTTTCTCAACGGTGTGTGGCGGTTCAACCGTTGAACTCTTTGGCGCCTCTTGCGGCTCGACAACTTCGACGCCGCCGAGACGGGCGCTCGCTATGCCACAATATTCTTTACTGACATCAATCCCAATCCATTTACGATTCAACATTTTTGCGGCTAAACACGTCGTGCCGCTGCCAACAAACGGATCAAGAACCACGTCGCCTTCACGGCTACCGAGAGTAACCAAGTAACTCATAAGTCTAAGCGGTTTCACAGTAGGATGAAAATTCTTCATTATATTATTACGTATGTTTCCACTACCTGTTTTTAATGACAAATCTTCTGTTCCTTTCATTCCTCCACCTACATGGTTTTCGAGTTGTTCGCATCCTTGGTTTCTTTCGCTTTTGCTTGCTTTTGGACAAATCAGAAACGGAAACGTCTTCCGCACACCTTCAGGAAGATTCCCAACGGTCTTGTTCCACCAAGCATCCAAAGCGAAGTAACGACTGAAACCGCCAGAATCACAATATAATGGTGCTCGTCCTCTTCTAAAGGGAATGTTTCCTTCCACACCTACTTCAGCTTCATTATTACCAGAAGAACCCTTACTATTTCTTCCATCATTCAACACGTCGTCGCTTACGAGTAGGTTAGCAGGAAAACGACCTTCTGGTCGACTAACTGAACCTCCACTTGGAATAACTGTTTTTCTTCCATCTTGTTTGTAAGCTACATCTGCCTCTCTATGAGCCTTAACCGCTTCATCAAAATCTTGATTGATTTCAAAAGGTATTCTACAATCATCAAGCCACGTCACGCCCTTCCCATTCGCTAGGGCTTGGTCAACAAACGTTTTCTCACTCAACGGCTTCATACAGACGATTATGACTTCTACGGCTGGCTTAGGCTGAAAACCACCATAAGAACCATCAAGAACCTTAGCCTCTTCAGAAGCGCATTTATCTTTTAATTGAAGCTCTGTTGTGCTTGGCTTTCCCCATAGGTTTCTATCATCTTCTGTTTCAGATAATTCGGCATCTCCAAACGCTGAAACTCTTGTTCCCGTAATTTTCCTTTCAACACCTAGTCGTTTGTCTACTGCTTTGCTGACATTCATAGCCTTCGGAAACCCACTCGCATAAGCCCAATAAATGCTTGTGAATCCAATTTCAAACCCCGCTTGTCCCAAACGAACTATCATTTGGCTTAAAACGTCTTGCCGTGGACTAGACATCACAAACATGAACGCCCCACTCTTCAAAACACGAAGACTCTCTCTCCACACTTCAACCGCCGGAACCGCTTTATCCCAATGTTTCCCCATGAACGAATACCCGTAAGGCGGATCAGTTACGATACAATCGACGCTTTCGCTTGGAAACGTCTTCATCACGGCAACGCATTCGCCACAAATCAATTTATCAAGTTCCATGTATAAATCTCCTATTCATACTCATAGTGAAAAACGTCGATAAAAAATACTCATCCAACACATCGACTTCGCAGCCGAACATCCAAATGTATTGTGAGAAGCCGTAGACGATGACGCCCACGAGAAGCGCCAGTGCAACTATGAGATCGTTCATTTTCCCATGGCCTCTTCGAACGTTTCCGCTGTTCCGATTGTTCCGTTTGTTCCGCCCTTTTCTATACCGTCTCTACTTTCACTATATTTCTCTAACCCTAATTGTTGTACGTGATTAGAAATGGGCGGAACAGTTGGAACAGTTGGAACACCCACCATTGCCAAGTCTTCCCAACAATGGGTTAGTTTATTTTCGATTCTTCTGCGGGTTGCTTTTGCGGTCGGCATACATTCAACAAGTTTCGCAGCGAATGCCGATTGAGACATAGTTGGCAGCTTCATTTCTTGACAATAATTAATGAATGTTTTATACACGTCAATTTTTGATATGACGTTTCCAGCTTTGTATTCCAGCTTATCCATCGTAAACGCTTTGACGGGATCGCTGGATCGAAGGTACTGTTCTCTAGTTTCTTCGATCGATTTTGATCTGCTAAACCTTTTGTTTTCAATCAACCGTTTGAGTCCTTCTAAACACCAGTTCAGAAATCCGGACAGTTCTTCTTCCGTCGTTAGCTTCTTCAATAAGTTAGGATCAGTTTTCGGGTTATCCTGCAGAAATTCTTTCGGAAAATTTACGATGATCCACCGTCGGAAGAACGCGGTTGTGTCGTCGCTTGATTCTGGAATTTTGTTTGCGCTGAAAATTAATTTGGCATAGTTTTTGAAGGTGAAACGATCATGGAATTTATATTCTGCCGAAACGGTGTCTCCGCCCGTTAACATTTTGAACGTTCCTGTTTTCACTAACGCCTTGTTGCTTAGATCGGCAAATATGTTGGCCAATTTTCCGAACAAACATCCGAGAGAGAAACGGTTCGATTCGAACGCTTGTAACGGTTCTCTTGAAATGTTTTCATTACCTAAAAAGGCGCTCAATAATTCTAACCAAGTGCTTTTTCCGTTTGCTCCTTCTCCTATGAGCATTATCGCAACGTGTATCGGATATTCTCGCCAGAGACAGTAACCCGCGCTTTCTTGTAGAACAGAAAGGTCGTCTGGATGAACGATTTCTTTTACGAATCCTTCTATGACGTTGATTTTCGCGTTTGGATCGTATTTCACTGGAACGGCATTTAACATAAAATAGTTTGGATTGAAATCTTCTAGTTTTCCATTGTCGATATTTAGAATGCCGTTTTTCACAAGGATTAAATGTGGTGGAGTGGTGTCCGTGTCTTTCAACGTTGAACATACTACAAAATTTAGTATTTCATTTAGTCGAAGCTTTGTGAGGTATTTTCCTAGTATTTTTCTTACTTGAGTTTTCAAATGAGATTTGCCGTCTGGCGTGTAGAAACCGTGTTGTGGATGATAGACAAATATCATTTCATCAGTTTTTCTTGTAACATAATGGAAGGTTTTCATAAGTTCTGATGCTACTAAAGCGGGTACAAATTTTCCTTTTTCAAAATATTTTAATACTTCAGGACTCAATTCTTCGTCGTCGTTTCCGACGCCTATTTCGAACCCGTCTTTTTTGGCCGCGACAAGAACTTTTTTGAATAACTCTCCTTTCAAGTTTCCTTTCTGCGCTTCGTGGCACTCGATTATCTTGTGTTTCACGGCTATCCAGTTTAATGCGCCGCCGCCACTGTTGCATCGGAAACAATGCCAACAGTTTTTTCTTGTGTTTACGGTGAAGTTGATTCCAGTTTGTGATCCATGTAGTGGATGAGACCCTTGAAATTCGTTTTCTCCAATTTGTTTTAATGTTGCCAAATTGATTACGTCGGCAATGGGGATGTCAAATCCGAACTTCTTCATATCATCCATTTCAATTTGAGCCTGTTCTTCTGAAACACGTTGTTTGCTCCAAGCGAGATGGTCTCCAAAGATTTCTTGAAGTTGTTTTTTGGTTATCCATGCGATGGCAACGGCTTTTATTACTTCATATTTTTTGCCACAGTGATGCCAACATCCCGCACCTACAACATATTTATTTTTGACTTGAATGTTGCCGAGGTTTTCTTTCGAATCACTGAATATTATTCCATTTTCTGTGCAATCGCTTCTAATAAAATAGTGTCTTCCTTCTGGTGTTCTTCCTGTTTTGACGGTGAGAGTTTCTATATTTTGTTCAAATTTTTCTTGTAGTGGTTTGTCGTCTAAGTCTATGGCGTGTAACCCCTCATTGCAAACTATTCCATAGTTTCCGCCATTCTCTAACCACGTAGTTAATTCAACGTCGTTGGCTTCGTATCGTTTTTCTAACCATCCATTCTCCATTGCTTTTTTACCAGTTTTAGACTCGCCAAAAATCGGAGACTCCACCTTAATGAATCTCGCGCCGAATGGTTTGAGCGCGTCAATTATACATTTTGGAATAGTAACTTTTTCATCGGCAGTAATTGGGTAGATCGTTTTTGCTTTTTTCATATTTTTCACCAGTCTGGAATTACAAAGAATGTGCTTTTTCGAATATTTGGAAAAAGGTTGTCGAGTTTATCGCATCCTATTTCTGTTAGAAGCCGATGAAGAGTTTCATGCGTGAATATTATTGTCCACCACACTTCATTGTCGGGCTTTTTTGGCCATTTGAAACCCGAATTTATGCAGAGCGTCTCACGATCGTTTTTGTAGAGAAATGCGGGAACGGATTCATCATCGGTTCGTTCAGTTAGTGGTAATCGATGAATTATTATGTCTGTTATTTTCGTTATGATTGTGATTTTTTTAAGTTTCATTTTTGTTTCCTTCCTGAGATTTGAAGTACCATTGCGTCACGAGCGCCATGATGGGAAGAATGCCGGACGCTACCCACGGCTTATCGAGTATCATGGCTATGACGAGTAGAATGAATCCGCAGCCGAGGATCACGAGCGCCAAGATTCCGCGCCAATCTTTCTCAGTAAATTTTTCGATGTTGATGGGCTTAATCCTATTTTTCTTAGTCATGGCTTTCATCCCTTTCTGGTGCGTAATCTCCCATGTCGAATTCTAGTGTCACTTCTTGTGTGGACGAGAATTCAAATCCGTTTTCAGTGCAAGTTACTGTGCCGCCACTGAACTTCATAGTTTCACCTTTTTTTAGTTGAAGAATTTTTTTCAATTCTTCTTTGCTTATTTCGAAATTCGTTTCTACTTCTCCGCGTGTTTCTGGCATTTTAACGTCCACCCATTATTTCAATTGCTCTTTGAATAGCCATTCCCAACTCCATGAGATCACCATGAGACCACATTGTTGTGTTATTCTGTCCGATGGTAACTATGAATTCTTCATCGCTAGGAATCATTGTTGGGTAGTATTTTCGCGCCCACTCAACGGCGGTGTGTGGATGGTTTTTGACTTTGGCAATCGTGATAACAATGTTTCCATTCAACATTTTTTTTCGTAGAGTTGTGATTATTCCTTTTTTGGTTGAATAGGTTGTTGTTTCAAATCCATATATTTCTACCATTTTTTTATTCTCCTGAACCGCGTAAAGCGAGAACTGCTTCTTCGAACGTGTCCATTTCTTGCTGAATCAGTTTTCTATAATCATCCGAAAAAGGATCATCATTCGTGAACGTTCGCTTCCACGCGCTCAATGTGTGAACGTGTTGCTCAATGAGGGTGAGCAGAGCGGTGACGCATTTTTCTGTGAGGTGTACGTTCATTACATTTCTCCCCATGAAATTTGCGTTCCTAACTTTTGTTCTAACGTTAAACATAAATTAGCCATTGCATCTGGAATGTCATCCATATGGTTCCGTGCCGCTACAACTATCCACCCCCACCCAACGAACCGTTTTTGTAAAAATCGTAATTCATCTTTAATCTCGATAAGGTTTGGGTAAATGATTTTGTGTGTGTTGATGTAGCGGAACAGGATGCGGTACATGTCCGTGTTGTATTTAGGCGTAATGTTCACCATGTAGATCGGGATGCCCTCTTTTTGGAATCGTTGAACCGTCTCTGCGCTTTGGTGTTGATCGACGACCACGGTTATGATTTTGAAGTTGCGAATTAGAATTCTAACGTAGTCTTCTACTTCTTCAATGTCTACTGGTTTTTTGTGGGTTCCACTAAATGTTTTAACGATATCAACAATAATGTGATCTCTTTTCGCGTTCATGTGTCCCATAACAACGGCGTATTCGTTTCCCACAGTGGCGGGATCGAGAACAATGACGCGAGGTTCTTTTAATTCTGGAACATCCACGTTTATCTGGATGCCTAACGCGCACTCGTCGATGTCCTTCGGATTCAGTGCTGCATCGATGACTTGCGCGAAGAGTCCGCCGAACTCCATGTCAAAGCTTTTAGGGTCGGCGAGAAACTCTTTTTCGATTTCGCGGTGATCTCTCGGAAGCGTCGGGTTCATGTCCCAAGTCGGGTACTGGAAGACGGCTCTCCACGCATGTTCTCCATGATGCTCTGATTTCTGGATTACTTCGATGGGGTCGCCCGTTGAGAAATTGTCCCAAAAGATTCCTTCCATGCCCGACGGTGAACTGACGCTTACGGTTTTGCCGTCTCCACGGAAAACTTTGAGATTCGGTTGAAGCGCCTCATAGATGACGTCTCCGCCCGCGTTTCCGCTTCGCAACTTCATATGGGCGTGTTCATCATATACATTTAGAACGGTTGGGTAGCCTCTACCAGATGCGCTACTACACGCTTGGCAACGAATGATGATGTTTTTTTGAAACTCAATTTGTTGACTCGTAATGTTTACGATATAATCGTTGAGCCACCAACTTCCTTCAGCCAGCGACCGAATATACTGGAAAGCTACATCAAGCGCGTTTTCCCGACTGGTAGAAATAACCATGATGTAGATTGGAGAATTGGGTATCATGTTGTATTTGGCGTGAAGATTATCCGTAAGAAGAAGTCGGAAAGCTTCATATAGTACAATTATAGCGATCAATAACGTCTTCCCCGACTTGCGACCACACACGAGTTCAAGATCGGTGTAATGTTTAGTTTTACTATAGAAAGTTCTAAGAATTTTTATTTGTTTAGGAGAAAGCTTCAACGGAAGATGTGGCAGAATCGCTTCTATGAACATGATGGGATCATCGTATGCCTCGATGAGAATTTGAGGGTCAACGTCTTCGTAGCTCATTTAGAAGTTTCCTTCATAGTTTTTTGAAAAATAAGAATGTCCTCGTATTCCACTCGTAACCCATATTTCTTGTAATAGTTCGTGACCCAAAAACTAAAGTTCGTGAGTTTTCGATACCACCGATCCTTCAAAACAAATCCTGCTTTCTCGCAGAGAGCTATCGTGTCCAAATCGAGTCGCACGACTTGTTTCTTGCGGATGAAGTTTTTGGTGACGAGAATCATTAAACCATTTGGTTTGAGGACTTTGAAGCATTCACTATATACTTGAAACATAGCAGAAAGATAGGTTTTAGTGTCAAGATTACCAATATTATTTTTGTCTGCTTTTTCTTCAAAAGTTTGGTAAGCGCTACCCTGTTCTTTAATGTTTCCAAGTTTACTTCTGTGTCCAGCGCCGAGTATTCCAGAATAAGGCGGACTCGTCACTATCGAATCAACTGAACCGTATGGAAGGTTTCCAATGTTGTCTGGGTCATTACTATACGTTTGAAGGTATTTGCCGTCGCCAGTCATATAGTCGCCATTTGGTAGTTTTACAGCGCCTCGAATTCCTTTTATCATACGTCTTTCAATTTCATTTTTGCTACTTTCTTGACTTGTTTCTTTAATACCATAAGGCGGACTGAAAATAATGTGTTCGCAATTGGCGATCATAACATCACATAGCGAACGGGCGTCGCCTTTGATTATTTTCCATTGAAGGGACGGATTTATTGGAGCCATGTCGATAAGTTGCTGGATGTTGGAGTTTATCATATCAACAAATTTCTGTTCATACTCAACCAGTATCGTATTTCTTCCGAGTAGCAACGCCATGACGCCCGTACTTCCAGTTCCCGCCATCGGATCGAGAATCCAGTCGCCTTCTTTCGTGTACGTTTCGATGATCCATTTTATCATGTGAAGATTGGCTTTGGCAGGATGCTTCACGGATTCTTTGGTGAAATACTTGTCGTACGGTTTAAACCCCGCCGTCGGCGGCCACGTCACGATCTTGTCGGGGCGTCCAACAGCTTCGACGGTTGAAAAATGAAGAAGAACTAATGGTTCAAGTTGAATCATTGTTCTTTCAATCCTTTCCTCTGAAGCATCCGTAGCCGTTCAATGGGTGCTTGCGTCTGCTGATTCTTCCTGTTGATGTATTGCTGTTTCGTGTACGCGAGTCCCAAGTTGGCCATCATCGTAGTCCAAGTTTTCGTGAGGGTGTTGATTTTGTCGATGATGACGACTTTTTCTTTAATGAACTCCGCTTTTTTCTCCAACTCTTCCAGTTTCTTGATTTTCAACCACGTATTCATCGCTTGCCGCAACATGTCGATGGATGCGGGCGTCTTCAGATGCGGGTACGCTTTCAGGTACTCGTCCATTTTCTTTTCAATGTCCGTTTCTACCTCGGTGGCGTAACACGTAGTTACGAAATCCTTCAACATTTGAGTCAACATTTCTTTTTCCACTCCCTATCTTCGACTTTTGCGAAGGTTTCTACTTTCTTTTCCTGATTCAGATACGTGATGGTTCGAAATACGTCTTGAAGCGCGTTCGACAGGATCACGTAAGGATCAACAAGTTCTGACATGAGTAACATCTCGAAAAATTCGTGATGTAAGACGTGTACGCAATCGGCTAGTGATCGGTTTTCGTAAATCGTTATTTTATTATTGATCCATTCGCCGCAGACGTGACGTTCTTTTCCGTCTGCTAGTTTCACGCGAGGACGTAACAGAACGTCCGTTGGTTGAAAGATGAGGTCTATTTCGACGCCGAATGGATACTTTCGTATGAGGCGTTCAAGTTCCCGATTTAACTCTTTTTCTATTTCGTCCATTCTTGCCACTTCCCATTTTTCCAAACCATGAAGTATAACTTCCGATTGTGAACGCCCGCAAAGAGGCATTCAGCGTCATACGTTTTCGCTAACGCTTTGAGGCGTTCGAGGTCGAACATGTGCGGCGCCGTCGTTTGAACTTTGGAATGTTTGCATTGGCAGAAGAGGACGCGACCCCCTCGGACGGCCACCACGTCTTCGGCGCCGATGCTGCCGAATTTGCGGATGCAGTAGAATCCTAAAGAACGTAGGCGCTTCATCGTCGCGTACTCAAAAACCCGCCCCTGACGGTAACGCTCTACGTCTTTAGGATGAGTCTTAATCCAGTTGTAATAACTGAAGATTTTTCCTAGTTTGCGAATAAGAGTCACTGGTTTTATTTCCATTCAAGAAGCATCTCCATCATCTTTCGATAAGTAGCCTCAATCGACAATGACGTGTCCAACGCGCAATCGACGCGTATCTCGTCGGTTTCAGTTTCCGACGGATGACGGGCGGTTTCAGGCGTGAATCCGACGGGGCGCCGTTTCACGATCGATTCTTTTAAAGCGTAAAGTCCCACCAGTTTGAACCCGTTTTCTCGTAGCAACATGGCTTCGTTCAAATATCTCATGTCGTCGATTACGACTCGAAGCGGCGCCGTCTCGTTGATCTCGTCGATCACATATCGCGCCCAAACGTCGCTTTGAACTTCATGTAACTTTGAACCCAACGTTTGAAGCAACACGCGATCCTTCGACTTCATATCGAACATTTCCCGCGCCATTTCCTTCAGCTTCGCGGCGAAACTTCGTCGCTGAAATCCGAAAGAATTCTTCAAGAATTCCGCCAGTGTCGATTTCCCTGTTCCCATGCGTCCCGTCAACGCGATTCGGAAACCATAGTTTTCCAGAGTTTTACGAGTTCGTAAAACCTCGAACGCGAACTTTACGTCTGTGAACACTTGTCCATGTTTCATTAACCACGGATGAAAACGGTACTGTGGAATCGTGAGAATGAATACAGGTTTCCCCAAAATGTGGGCGGCATAAAATATTTCCATCGCGGTGCCGCACATGATGCCTTTCGGTATATAAGCGAATACGGCGTCGGTTTCCTCGATCCATTTCAAGTCGCGTTCAACGACTCGTTCCGCGTCTTCAGGACTGTGGGATAGTTCGTACCAGTCTAAGTTATCCTCGTTACGGTCGAAAGGATTCACGACTTTGATTCCTAGCGCTTCAAGTTGCTTTTGAAGAAGTTTCCCTTCAGCTTGATCCTCGTGTGGATGAGCCAAATATTGTGATTCGAAACGTAGAATGCTTAAATGGTTGAGTTGCATTAAACAACGCCGTCCTGTTTCTTTTGAACCATGATAAAAATTTTGATGGAATCAACTGGAATAGCGAATTCAGTTTTGCATTTCGGACAATTCAACCTCAAATGTTGAACGCCGTCGATGATTTCCAATCCCATCCCAATTGAACAGTTTTCATACTGTTGAGCCTCTTTTTTCAAAACCGTTATCTTTTTTAACTTCATGCAAATTCCTCTAACGAAACTTGGCCGCAGCCGAGAAGCACCGCAAGCGCCGAAGCATCTTTGTTTAAAATTCTTGAAGCTATCTCCGCGAGACGCAACTTGTAATATTTGTAGTCGATGCGGTCGTCCTCAGAAAAGAGTAGCACCGGAAGATAACCCGATGTGGCTTTCACGTATTCCAACGATGATCCAGCAGGGACGCGGATGCCACGAGCGGCCATCTTTTTTAGAAGGTTACTGTAGAGTCCCGTCTTCGCGTAGTCGCCGTATCCTTTCGTGCTGTAGACTCGTATCTGGAAATCGTGAACGTTGAAAACTTTGAGATTCTGGAAAATCTTAAAGATCGTCAAGGGATCGTCGCCTTTGAACACGGCTTCACACAACGCATCGCGGAACTTGTCGCACACGATCGGAAGATGGCGCCCCTTGAGAGAGCTACCGTGAATCTTCAATCGTGATCCGTCCCATAAGATGTAGTTTTTGTCATCCAGCGACAGCATCGCGGGAACCTTTTCGGTTTCAATTTGTAGTGCTTCCATTTTAATCTGAAAGAAACGTTCTCTTGAGTGCTTATAAACATCGGCAATAGTTCTTACGTTCTTACGTTATTTCAACAGTAGTTTTAGTTCATTTTTCGATAAGAAACGCTTATAACAGTCTTTTTCTATGATTATGAAGTATCAGAGGAAGAAGTTATGAATAAACAGATTTTCACGGTTGCGCTTCTGGCTTTGCTGCTTGTAGGCTTGTTTTCTTCGGCGTTTGTGGGTGTGTGGCAAATCAAGCCATCCTACATTGCCTACGCTGCAACCGCAACATTTGGGAATACTAACATTGAAACAGGCGATACGAGTGCAGCAGACAGCACAATTATCCGTGGTACAGGTTTCACCATTCCCGTTTCTGGAACAGCAGACAACATAACCGTATATTTCTATGTTGCTGCACCCACTAACGTTACACCAGCAATCTATTATAACCAAACCACCTTTCTTGCAAACGCAACAACTCAAACATGCTCTTTAGGCGGCTACAATTGGGTTACTTTCACATTTGCAAGTCCAAAACCTTCTTTGGTTGCTGGACACAAATATTACCTTGTTTGCTGGGGAAACAACACGATTATAATGATGCGCAACAGTGCTTCAGGTGTAGATGGGGTTTATGATGCTTTAGGTACGTATCCGACGTTTCCAGCCTCTTTGCAAACTGTTTCCCAAACACATCTTCATAGTATCTATTGCAGTTACAGTTACACAGATGCACAGTACACGATAACAGGTGATTCATCAATTCCTACTTACTCTGGAGCCGAAAACATTAGTCCATATCGAACAACCTCGGGTTCTAGCGCATCAACTGTGATAACAACTGTTCTTGGATGGATGACGACGGGTATAAATCAGATTGTGGAGTTTATTGGAAACTTCACTATTGGGGCGCGAACAAATGTTGAAAAAAGCATCACCTTAAATTTCAGTCAAGCAAACGTAACAAGCACTGTGCCTTTTACTAGCGTGGCATGTTTTTACGTTTCAGGCACGGTCACTTTCATAGGTGGGCATACTGTAAGCAATTATGCGATAGACCAAAACCCGTCAAATAATGGCGGTCACTTCTATGGACAAGCTAATGATGCTGTCATAATGTTTGGTAGTGCTAACTCCATAGTTGATGGTTTGGATTGCCAAAACATTACTATATATTTATCTGGATCGTCAAACCATACGACTGTGCAAAATTGCGTAATACACGACGTCCACGTTGACATGGGTGGCCCTGCTTGTGTCGCTGGTGGCGGGGGCGGGTACAATACTATTCAAGACAACATTATCCATGACATAAGCGGTTGCGCGGGGATATTCGCAGAAAGCACTGGCAACTCCTATAATACCATTGAAAGAAACTTCTTTTACAACTTAGCTAACCACGCGATATACTTTGATTGGGATTCAGATTCCTCTGGTCATAGTGTGATTGCTTACAATTATTTCAACACTTCACTTGGTAGTAATGCTGCTGCAACCCAAATAAAAACTTCATACAACCAAATATACAACAACACTATTGCAAACTGGCTTACTGTATTTAGTACGTATAGCGAAATGAACGGTTATCAAGCAAATTACAATGATTTCTACAATAACACCCTTGAGAATTGTACTCGCGGGTTTAATTTTGGAACGAGTCACAATCCATGCTATGAAACAATAGGAAACAAGGTGCATAAAAACACTTTTAAAAATGTTACTTTCCCATTCTTGATGAGTAACTTTGACAATAACGCATTAAACAATACTCGTGATACTTGGATTTATTCAAACACTTTTGTCAGTTGCCCAAACATATTTTCAAATATATATAATTCTGGTACGCCAACTTTGATTCGGAACACTCGTATCTACGATAACAACTTTGGCGGGTTTGCTGTTGAATCGGTTATTATGACTTGGTTCAATACGACTTGTTACAATAACACTGGTATGACTGGCTTCAAAATGTTGAACATGAGCGTGGTCGGCAACGGCTTCACGGTTCCAGACGGTTCAGGCTGGCAATATCTGACAGGCTCATCCGCTTCAGTTGTATGGACTCCGAACAGTGGAAACAGCCGTGTTGATTTCAGCATTGACGGTGTGAACCAGACAACCACGACAAGCCCGATAAGCATAACAATGAGCGGTAACCGCGTTGGAATTGCATACTTTTCAGGAGCGCTTCCGCCAGTGGTTCTCGTCATCACTTATCCGCAGACTACAACTTATCCATCTCCAACTGTACCCGTCCAACTTTCAGCGTCAGGTGGAACCATAGACCGCATCTGGTACAACTGTTCTTATCTGGATGGTACGCTAGTGTACCCAAACACGACGTATGTAACTCCGACTAGCATCACGTTAGGAAACGGCGACTATGTTTTCTATGCGAATGCGAACAACAGTGTCGGAGAATGGGATGTTGAGCTAGTTTATTTCAGCGTAAGCATTTCCGCGTCAGTGGATGTGTCATTAACTACTCCCGCAGATGGAGCCACAATCACATCTTTCACGGTTTCATTTGTCTACACGCCGACAGTGCGCGGAGACCTTTTCTACCATTCCGAACTTTGGCTCAACCTGAGCGGAATCTACCAGATAGCCGCGTACAATTCTAGCATCATAGCGAACTACACGACAAACAGCATAACCTACATCTTCAACACAAACAACAGCTATATCTGGAACATCAAAATCTTCAATTCCACGACCGGAGTTTTTGCCTCTTCAAACCGCATCATAACGATAGTCGTCTACGTCGCAGAGATTACGCGATACCAGCTAACCGTTGTCGATAAAGATTTAGATTTGAACGCCGTAGATTCATATTGCACTCAACAATTCCTCAACGGATCGACGCTCTTCGACTACACGGAAGGCGACTATACACTCATCGTTGGAACCGTCACCATCAAAACGTACTACCTTAACGTGCTACTCAACACGACCGATTTCAGCATGGCGACATACGGTAACTCGACCGTCACGATCTATCTTAATATGAAATCTTTAGCGTCAGGCGGATACATAGCAGTAAACAAGAGCGCCACGATCACTATCTTGAATCAAACCGCAACACTCATCAATGCAACGATCACCGCATCCGGCACCTTCACCGTCGTATCGGCTGTAACCATAAACGCGACGCTCGTACAGTTAGACGGCGTAAATGTGACGGACTGGATTTTCGACGCGCCACCCGCATGTATCATCGCAAACATCACAAGTGGAGATTTCAGTATGAGTTTCGTTGCAACGTTGGGTGAACCATATTTTGCGGTCACTGTTTTCTTCGTTGGCGTCGGCGCCAGCATCTCGTTGTGGTTCTACCGCCGCATCGCAAAATTGAGGAAACGAAAGGTGCCATAAATGGAAAAATTTGAAATATTACAGGGAAGTTGGGGCATCGAATCAAACGGAACTTTGAAGGGAACCGTCGTCGATGAAAACGCCCGATGCATTGCGGGAACAGAAGACGACACGGATTACGAAGTGTTCGCAACCGTTAAACTCGTAACCGGAACCGCCATCGGAGTCTACGTGTTTTTCACATACGGCGACGCATTTGAAGAAAGATTCATTCGCTGCGTTCTCGACCCAATCAATTACAAACTCACAATCGAAGGCGGCTACAACGGCGCCGTCGCAATATTGGCGTCGAAAACACAAACGTTAGCGCTTAACACGGAATACGTAGTCTCCGTTTACGCTAAAACAGAAGAAGACGGCACTACGAGTGTTCTCTTCTACCTCAACGGCGTCATACAACTACGGGTTGAAGATTTGGCGGCCATGTTCGCTTCGGGACTTCACGGGTTCTTCGTGGAAGGAACAGAAGAAACCGACAACGCCATCTTTAGCAACGTTCACGTTCACAAACCAGAATACTACAGCGATCTAGCAACCGTTCTTAACCAGATACGCAGCATCGAGAAAAAAGATGTTGTCGGCAAAGATGGAACCCAACAAGACTACTATGATTACCTTACGACTCTAATTTCTCAAGCATCCCAATTCGTAGACGGAGAAACCGACAGAGAAAACGGATTCTATCAACCAAACGGAATAACGATTACGGAGTACGCGGACGGCGCCGGATTCTACGCGCCCCCCGCCACGAACTCGCTGGACACGGATTGGCAAGAGAAGGCCGCGACACTCTATTTAAAGCAACGTCCAGTCCTATCGATCACCACGATAGAACAAAATAGCGCCGCCATCGGCGAAACCGACGCTTGGGCGACGCTCACAAAATATCGTTTCCATGAACACGGCCAAATCATGTTCGCCACTTCGGAGATTCCGCTGCAAGGCTACAAAAACGTAAAGATCACATACGTCGCGGGATACGCGAAAACGCCGTTGGACATCCAACAATGTTGTCAACGCCTCATCGTCAACTACATCCACAAACTCATCGGCGATAGAACGGCGGGATTCGTTCAATTCAGCCGCGGCGCCGCACTCAACTTCGGATCGCCAGACGTTTTCTCTTCAGACATTAAAGCCGTCCTCAAACGATACCGACTCGTCGGATACGGAGAAATGTAAAATGGATGATCTTGAACTTCAACTGAAGACGCTCATCGAAACCGAGTGGAATCTTCCAGCGCCGACGCCACTGTTTCATCGAAACAAACGACGACTCGAAGGCGGACTCGACGAAACCAACATCATCGTCGCCGATGTCACGGACATCAACAACTGGACAAACGAAGGCACCGCCGATTGTTTGGCGCTGCTACAGGTGAGCGTTAGGGTGCCGAGCGCGGGAACCACGACCGAAGAAATCGAGAAAACAAAATTGGAGAAACATGGCATCCGAGAAGAAATCTACCGCATCATCGAAGCCGTAGACGACGGCACCATCGATAAGCCCGATGGATGGGAATGGTGCCATGTAACACGTCGTAATAATCAAGATAACTTTGACTCCCCGAAACCGTCGATGGGAGAAGATTTGAACGTCACGATCGCTTACCAACGAACTTGAGGAATGAAAATGCCATACATTAAACCAACGTATCGAAAAATTCTAAACCCCCTCATCGATGACGTTTCATACATTGGAACGGCTGACCTTGCAACAAAAGAAGGTGTTTACAACGAACTCCACGAATTATTAGAAGGAATTCCAGACTCAAAACGCGACAGTTTCTTAAACTATATGTTTACCTTCATACTTCTAAAGCATAAATCGCTCATCAGTAATGATTTTATCCGACATGTAATCAAAAACGAATTCCTCATCGATCCAACATACGACAAACTTGAACGCTGCGTTGGATTACTCAATTGTATGATTAACGAATTTCTGCGACGAAAATGGAACATAACCATTCCACATAACTACATCTTTCTCAAACACCAACTTGACTTCGTAAATAACGCATACGTCGGCTGCTATGAACAAGAAAAAATGGAACAAAACGGAGACATCTAGATTGCAAGTTAAGTGTCCAGACATTCAAATCTGCACCGTCAATATTGATGGCGTGGAATTCAAACAATATTGTTGCACAGATTGTTACGGCTGTTTCCGTTATATTAATAGGCACACAACGAAAATGACGCCTCTACAATGGGCTAACCGCAAAAAGCTTTTGGAGACACCAAAATGTCTTTAATCATAACCCTTCCCGACCACATAAACGTTTACCGACGAATCGAAGCCGCCAAAACGTTGACGGACTCCGAAATCCAGAAGATCATGGAGCGTTCGGCGGCGCTGTTGGAAGCAGCCATCAAAACTTTAATCTCATCGGAGACGCGGGGAAGTGGATTAACGGCCGCCTCAATCGAAACCCGCCATGAGGGAGATCGACAGTTGGGCGTCGGAAGTTACACGCGGGGACTCGTACTACGATTCCTCGACAGAGGCACCGGAATCTATCGAAGTGGAAGCGCTTACGTGATTCAGCCTAAAACGGCGTTGGCATTACACTTTTTCGCTAAAGAATCAGGAGACGAAGTTTACGCGGCGATGTGCGTCGCAATGGGTCTCCTACCCTTCTACTTTCTGGAACGCGCATGGCAACAGGTAGCACCAGAAATAGATAGAAGCGTCACAAGTATGGAAGTGTTTAAAACATGATATACGGAAAAAACGTAAAAATAAACAGACAAAGCGGAACCACATTCTATCAGTTAGGTGGAACAATCCTCGACGCGAAATATGATCCTCGACCCACCGTAAACCAAGAAGTAGGAAGCGACACCGGAAGAACACTGGCAGCCGACAAAGTGGTTTCTGTTAAACCACAACTTGAATTCACGATGAACGTTCGACGCCTCGTAGACTATCTTACGACATACTGTATGATTACGGCGAACGGCGCCGTCCCCGCACACGACATGATCGTAACCGACGGAAGCGAAACTTTTAAGCTGTTTTCGTGTAAAGCCGATAAAATACGAATTACTATCAACCAAACCGATCCCATCAAAGCCGTCGTCACCGTGTTGGCATTGAGTTACGGAACCGCTGCAACAGGAACATTCCTCTTTCGAACGGAAGCACCAATGTATAAAGACGCAGTTGGAACACTGACGCTCGACGGAGCCGTCGTCAACTGGAAAGAAATCGAAATATCGTGTGACAACAACGTTCTACAGGAAATCTTGGGCTCAACGATTACGCCCGCGGCCGTGGAAGAGCAACATGCGCTCTTTGAAATCACGATTACCCGCGCAAAACCCGCAACATCTCTCATCGCCGCCGCATACGCTGGAACCAAACAAACTCTTGTAATCGAACTTGACGACCATCAAACATCGCCAGTCGAAAAAATATTGACGTTCACCGATTGCTTCATTTCAACATCGCAACTGGAAGATCACGAACTCGGAATCGTCTACGAAAAAATCACCGTGAAAGCCAAAACATACACACTGACGGATGCCCCGCCATGAGACACATAACGTTTTCGATAACGGAAGAAGAATCAAAAGAGTTCTGCGGCACCTACGTAGTTGCAGAACTCACGGCTCAACAAGGCATCGACGCCATCAACGGACTCGTGGAAACTAAAGATGATCCGAAAACGATCACGGTTCAAGAAGTAAAGTTGGCACTCATTCACGCAGCAGCAACGAGAAACGATAAACCGTTTCTCATCGATTTCGAAACTATTCCACATCGACTATGGACACTGCTACTTCAAGCGAACGAGCGACTCAACGCGGTTTCCGACGAAGAAGCGGCTTTTTTACTGAAGCCATCATCCTAAAACAACCCACCATTCATCCGGCAATCGGCGTCTACACCGCAGTTCACGAATTCGGAGTCCGTTTGGACTTAAACCACATTTCGTATAAGTCGTATGAAACGTTGCAACTCATAAACAGGAAGTTGAAACTAAAATGGACATGAGCTATAAACTCACGTTACGGTGGAGTACCGAAAACAAGGAACAAGTAGATAGCGTCCTGAATGCGCTCGACCAAATAAAAATGAAGGGCGCCGATGTAAGCGTAACTATGGGAAAAGTTGGGACAACGGGCGGCGTCGGCCTCAACAGTATGGTTTCATCTTTGATGCGCGTTGGGTTCATGTTCAACATGTATGAGAGCGCAATGATGCGGGCGGAAATGGCTCAAATGATGTTAACGGCTTCTCAAGATCGCTACAACGACGCGATCTCGAAGTATGGCCGCAACAGCGAACAAGCGATACGTGCGGCGAAACAACTTCAAGTGGAAATGAGATATTTGGATAACGCCAATCTCCGAGCCAACGTTTCAATGGGACTCCTGACGGCCACAATGGTCGTTCAATCTGGCGTCCTCGAAGCGAAAACTTGGAAAACGGTTATCGACACGGGAGCCACCGTCGTCAACACGATTGCGACGTGGGCTAACAATGCAGCCAAATCAGTTTCAGCGGTTCTTATGAACATCCTGTCGGGCGGCACTTTGACGCCTTCGATGGTCGCCGCAGCCGCAGCGGGAACCGCAATCGTGGCGGGCGCCGGAATCGTCGGCTACTCGTTAGGAAGCCGAGGCAACAACGACATCAATATCAATGCTCCCATCACGATCGACGGCAACATCGACGACGCGTTGCGTGAACAAAACCGTCGCGTCAAATCAGAATATGGACGGATGAGGCCATGAAGAAACTTCCACACCACGGCCACAACCCCGAAGACTTGGGCGGCTACGGCGAAACGTTGCCGATTCAAGTTATCCCACAAATCGACTGGCAACGGATGGCCGCCGACGCTTGGAACGGATTTATCACACAGTTGGGAGCGTGGACGGTAGAAAATATTAGTGCCGTCATAGAATCATGGAGTAATGTAATTAGTGCATTGGGAGAATGGACAACAGAAATTATTACTGACGTTCTTGAATCATGGAATAACCTCGTTACTGCATTAGGCGGATGGACAACAGACATCCTCGCCTCCGTCATTGGATCGTGGGGTAACATGATTACTGCGTTGGGAGAATGGACGTCAGAAATTGTTACTAACATTTTTAACACTTGGGAAACCATTGTCGAAGGTTTGGGGCCGTGGACAGCAGGAATAATTAATGATGTAATCGAAACTTGGAATAAACTCATTGACGCTGCGGGACTTGGCCCCTTATGGGCTGAAATCGTTAAAATTGGAACAGGCGTGTATCAATGGCTCTCCGATTTCTTCACTGGATACGGTGGAAGTAATCCGCAAGTTGATTTCAACAAACTCAGCGCTATCCCATACAAACTTCCAACTTCCGCTTACAACTACATTTTGAATCCTTCCTACGAATATGGCGCTTGGGGCGGAAGCGACACACAAAGCGAAGATTATTCTAAGTTCGGAAAATACAGCGGAAAACTCGTAGCGGTCGGAAGCGACATAGACGGTGGATGGAGCAACTACATCGACGTTAGAGGATTAACAGAACTAACAATCAACGTATGGATGAAGGTTACGAGTCGCACAGCGGGATTGTTTCAATCGTGGATCGAATATTACAACAGCACCAAAGTTTACATTACCGATTCAATGATAAAAATAGGAGAACTTAACGCGGTTACGGATTGGACTCAGAAAACATTGACGGATTCCGATCTTCCATCGGGCGCGTGTTTCGCACGAGTACGAAACGTTTGGCGGGATACGCCGACAGGAACAGGATATTGCGACGGATGGCAACTCAACATCGGAGATCAAACGCCAGCGTTTCAAGATTTCACAAATTACTCGTGGAATTGGATGCCCTCTCAAATAGACACCGAAGAAACAAGTTCCTACGCTTGGAGTTCAACAGACCCAACAGAAATTCTAACACTCACCTTTGAATGCGAATCCAAAATGTTATGCATCATTTTAGCATTCACACGACTGGTTGCAATGCGAGCAGCAGCGGGCGATGATAGAGGCCAAATTTGGCTGAGAATAGATGAAGGAGACGCCACCAAAACATACGGAAAATTCGGAACAAGCAGCAGCATCGAAATCCACGATACATATCACGTTCACAAAATCGAAATACTTGCAAAAGGAAGCCACACGATTGACATAGTGTTCAAAGCGCTTTCGGCAGATACAACAGTCTACGCTTATGATCGAAGAATCACAGTCATTAAAGGATTTTATCAAGGTGGAACAACTTGATTACTTCTACTCACAAAATAGATATTCAACAGTTCGAAAGATTTTACACTCAACTTCATGCAGAATATCCGCAAGTCAAAGGTTCAAACTATGACAATGAAACAAAAACATTGATTATTTTTTATGATGAGTCAGAATTACCGTTAACAGATCACAACATAAACAACATTGTTCTTCCCGAAATATTGGTTTTCAAAAAAGCCCCATTAAAAATTGACGGACACATCATAAAACATTTGTCTTCAACAGAACTCGTAATAGAATCTTTCGATCCAGAAAATGCAAGAAAAGCTGTTAAAACAAGTTTTCCAGATTTTGAAGAATGTATCCCACAGAACACGGTGTCGGTTGCTGCGGAAAAAAAGAAGGAACGATCCAAATGATGAACCAAATAAACAAAGGAACCCATAATGTCAACAATGGAATGAATTCACTCCATTGGAACTTAGGATTAAGAAAGAACGCCCACCACACCACTTCTTTCATTTCTTCAATCCAATACGAAATATTCATAGTATTAAATCATATAGGAGTCGCTTAAAAACATGACGGACGAAAACAACGCCACGATTCAGATACTTCATTCGGCCGAAGCGTATCCGCCAACGAACTACACGAACGTAACCGCCTATGCGAAAGAATTCACGATCAAAAATGCGGGTCTTCTAAAGACGCCAGAAGTGACGGTGGTTCTAAACAACAAAGACGGCTTGTTCACAAGCGGCGGAACCCCAATTGAAAAACACAACATCTTAAAGATTACCGCCGATGTTCGCGGCGTCGTCGATCGCGTTTTCTTCGGCCGCGTCACTAATCGTAATTCAAAGAATCAGAAAAAACAAGAAGTGTTAACGCTTACGGGACGCGGGTTCTCACAGAAACTTTTACAAGACATAATTTCAAAACAGTTTCTTACAGACAATGAAGAAAAAGTTGCTACTTTTTCAATGAAGACGGCAATCGAATATATGCTGCTTCATCCTGACAGCGGTTTCGATACGGGCGTCATACTGCTCACGGACACGGGAGACATTTCAACGGTTACGGCGAAACATAATTTCGATCGTGAATGGTTGTTGGACGCCATCGCCAAATGCTGCGAGTACATCGGATACACGGGATACGAAGACACGGACGACGACAACATCCAGATACGGTTGCATCCATACGGCTACAGCCCCACGAATCCATACATCACTTTTGGAGACAACGCGGACGGCAACGAATACAAAATCATCGAACGAGAATACGAAGACGGCACCGAAGAAATCTTCAATCACATCATGGTATGGGCGAAACCCAACGCCGCATATCCGAGTCGCGACTACTACTGTGAAGGCGGCTACGCATCATCCTATTGGGCGGCATTAAATGGAGAGTGCGTCGTAAGCGACAGCACCGACTATTCGAAGGTGAACGACAAAAGCATCAAAATCATAAAGAGCGCCGGATCGCTCACAACGATGGGCGCCGTATTAACGTTTCCAGTCGTAATCAACGCCACTACGAGAATGGCGACACACATTTCCTTCGCGCTGAAAACGAGTTACGGTAACGAGTGTATTGGAATCGAACTCAAGGACAGCAACAACAGGACGGTATTCTTTGGAACCACGGTGAAAGCTTCCGCTCGTCAATACGCGGACGGATGGATGATCTTCGAGATTCCCATCGGAAAAATGTACCGCGTCAACGCATTCACGAACTGGCACATTCGAGAAGTCGGCGATTACCCACACGCGGGCGACGAATGGACGATGCCGAGCGCTCAAGGAACCTTCGATTGGGATCACATCGTCACAGCAACAATCAAAGCGCCCTACGTTCCAGCAGCAACGGCGGTAACGTGGTATCTCGACGGACTTCATTGGGTGTTAGGAACCACGACGACCCCACTTGAGGATTCCTCTCTTGTGGCATACGACACAGATTCCATTAACGCTTACGGCCGCCGAGTGATGCCCTACGATGAGCCATCCGTCTCCAAATACGACGTAATTGGGCTGTTGGGACAAAAAATACTTCTCTCGACAAAGAACCCCGTCCGAAAGTTATCGTTGACGTGCGGCGCGAAAACTTGGGTGAACCCGAATCAATATCTTACGGTTACGCAAGCACGATACGGAATAAGTAGTGAACAGTGGCGGATCGTCGAAATCGAACATAAATGGAGTACGTTAACAAAGTTGCTTCGCACGAAGCTTTCGCTGACGCCACGTTACAGTCCCGTAACCTCGCGTGAATGGTACAGGGGACAGTTGGAGCAACTTATCACTGGAAACGTATGGTAATTTTCTTACGAAAATTACGGAGAAAAAGAAAATGAAAGAAATAGAAAAAATCAGGTACATAAGAGCAGAAACCTACGCGGACAAAATGTTCGCCGTAATCAAGAACGAACCAGTGACAACTACGACCAGAAAAAACCTTCCCAACATAAGCGTTCAACCGAAACAGTGCGTCGCCATGAAAGCCGTTGGAGCCGTCAGGTTGAAGTCGAAGGATCAACGAGAATACGCTTGGCAAGACTTCGTACTCATCGAACCTGCAATGACGTCCATCAAAAAGGGCGACGAATACGTTGACGAGAAAGCCGACGCCGGAACCGAAGTAGCTATGAACATGAAACGGCATTCGGGACTGTGGCGACAATTCGAGAAACATCTCGTGAACGGCACCGCCGACGGAAAAGAGTTGGTCATAGCCAACTTGGGAAAGCGGACGTTCAAAACTGACAAAGCCCCAAGCGGAAAAGCGACAGGTTACGATTATAGGGTTATGCTGCTCTCAGAACTGAAAGCCAAAATGAAGGAGAAGTAAACTTTGAACCTCACGCCCATAGAACTCTATAAGAAACAACTACTTCACACGAAGCCGCCAGTGAACACCATTAGGGCTTCATGTTTCTCATCGTACTGGTATTGCGCTGAAAAAGCGCGGCTTCAAGCTATGGGCGTCAACGAGGAACAAAGTTCGCCAACAGCCGCCATCGGAACCCTCATCCATGAAAACATCACTAAAGCCCGTAATCCTTCAACGTTGGAAGCGGAACTACAATTCGCGTTGCAACCGTTCTTCAAAGAAGGCATCATCTCACGCAACTATAAGAACACGAAGATCAACGCGGACGGCACCTTCACGACTCACGGAGCCGACGAATGGAAGGTGACGGAGAACCGCGAATGCTGGATTTTAGAGTACAAAACCAAAGGATGCAACTACGTTACCCCCGTGGACATCAGCCCCGCAAGGTTCCAAAACAAAATGTACTGTTGGCTCTACTCCCCCATTTTTAGTTTAATCCCATTTAAATTGGCGGGCGGCCAAATTATTTATGTGAAGCGCGTCGGCAGCCGCGGCGACTTCGAAGAAATCGGGCAAACGGAAAAAGTGTGGTGGAATGAAGAAGTTGAAGCCGACCTCATGGAGCAGTTCGAACACATCTTATGGTCATGGTCGCATCCAGAGAAACAGATTCCACCCAAATCGTGGAAGTGTCTACATTGTCCACCACTCTACAAATCTAAATGTTTCTTCCAGACAGGACGTGTCTACGATGGAACCTAAACGACGCAAGATTTACGATAAAGTCGAGATAGAAGAAAAGGTGAAGCGCCAACTTATGAAGCTGTCGTTCGACAAAGAGGTAACGTTGAAAGAGATAGCAACAGAGTTGTTGCGGCGCGCGCTCGACGACCCAAAAATAGTAGAAGAGTGCATCAAGAAAGTTCAAAATTCTTTATCTTAACGTCTTATCTCCGCTAACACAACATTTAATCCTTCTAAACTTTTCTGCTCCAACACGAGGCGCTGCATCTCCACGAACCGTTCAGGATTCATCACCTGACGCAGCGAATCAAGAATCATCTGTTTCTTCCGCTCCACCTCATCCAACGGATGCGGCGAAAACGTGAGTCTCGAACGAGCGCTTTCTAGGGCGCTCACGATTTCCGCCTCATCGAACTGGTCGTAGGCGCCGCCGTAACCAACTTTGTGTCCCATCAGAAAGTTTCGCAAATCGCTGTCAACGCCCGCCACCCGAAGCTGCGTGTTAAAGTAGCGGCGCCCCATTTGAGCATGAATGCCCGCTCGACTACATCCGCGGCGACCCTTCTTCGTCGTTTGAACTCCTAAACGTTCGGCGGCTTCCGTCACCGCCCGATTAATGTGGCTTCCCTGAATCGGCGCCACAATAGGGCTACTGTAATTAATGGGAACACGGTGGACGCGATGCGAACGAAAGAGCCACGATTCGGACGTGATTTTCTCTCCGGCGGCGCGGCGCTCTTGAAGATGTGCGGCGATGAACGCGGCGGCATCATTCAGCACACCGAAGCGATAATCAATGCTTCTCTTGTTCACGTTGCGTCCCGAAGCGTCGGGGAGAAACGCGGGAACGTCGAACAACACGACGCCCGCAGTTTCCCAATTCTTCGTAATGATGTTTCCGACTTTAAGACATGACACTACGCCGTCCCGCTGGCCACCCTGAAAACAGAGGGCGACGGCGCCACGATCCCTCACATTTGAAACCTCATACACGAGGTCGAACACCTGTTTCTGCGTTAGTGTAACTCGACTTTCGAGTTCCACTAATCCTTGAAACTTCGAATCCATCTTTTCAAGCTTGATTCCATTGTGACTATAAAACGAGCGCACAGTTACGTAGCCGCCGTTACACGATTTGCTGCTGTAGCCTTCCCGTTTCAACCAGTTATAAAAGTCGGCGGCCAAATCCGAAGCCTTTTGGATGTCGAATTTTAACAATTCGGCAGCATCCACGATTTCAAAATGCTTCAAAAAGAGGCTCCACCAGTTCTCGTAGGTTCCCCAAGTGCTGTCGCCGAGACGACTCTTCCAACGTTCAACTGGATCGTTTATCATTTCAATTCCTATGATTACTATGATGTAGAACTACTTAAACTATTGCCTTAAAAAGAGCAGTAAATTTAAGTTTAT